ATCACCCTTGAAGGTCTCAAAAGATATATAGAGGGTCAGACGTTGGATGGTAGGTGTAAATAACACTGAGATTTCTCCGACAGATACAAAAAGGGTAAATGTATAGTTTAAGAGATGGACCATGACACATAGGTAGAGTGTCCTGAGCACAGGGAGATGAGGATCCATATAGGTGTAAGATGTAACAGTCTGACGTACGGTCTTAAATAAAAACATTTATTAATATATGCAAACTTTCCAAGGGGAGAGGTGTATCTTCTCATTAAAAAGTTGTATATTGTATTGTAATGAGATACTTTGTAAAACTAAATAGAAAAACCCAACATCCTGTACCAGGGTCCTTAGTGTATAATACAACACAGCCTACAAAAGGTAAATGGTTTGAAATAACAAAACCATGTTTAGATGAGGATGGGTATTGCATACAAGATCCTAAGCCTGATGGCTATTTCCAGAAATTAAAATTTTACTATCTTACAGATTGTGACTGCCAGCCTATAGCTGGGTCTAATGTGTCTGCCTATTGTAAACCTACAACAGGTAATTACATAGAGTATTTCCCTACATGTCTTATTAAGCCCTGTGAGCCTATCACCACTACTACTACAACAATTAATATAAATGATAATCTATCATTTTATTATGCTATTCCTGTATGTTTACTTGGAGGAGGTGATATAAGTTGTACAGGAGCTTGTAATTTATTTAATAGTGGAGAATATCCATGTACAACATTCTATGTATCTCCGTTATGTTCTGTAGAGCTGTCAGTGGGATGTATATTATATTTAGATAATACATATACAACACAAGCTACTTCTAGTGGGTATTATTCAGATGGTATTAAATGCTACTATGTAACACAGGGAGTGGTTACAAGTGTTAGTGATTGCCCTGCTGTCACTACAACTACCACCACTATTAGACAGATAACTAATTGTACAGGAGTAAACACTGTAATGCCCCCTGTTAATGTTAATGGAAATCTCATCACTGCTACACATACAGGCACCATATTTGAACAAGGACTTGGTGCAGGATGGGGTATATGCTCTGGTGAAACAGAATTGATGGGAGACAATGCATGGTTGGGATATAATCCTTTTACATACACTATACACTTTAGCAGTCCTGTAAATAATATTGCAATCCGTATTGCTGTAATGGGAGTTCCTTGTAATGAGACATACACCTTTACAACAAATGTAGGCAACCCAACAATCACTTCTAACTTTAGCTGTGATGCCACTATTACAGGTAATCAAATTACAGGTGGACTAGGATCATCATTTGGTCCAATTAGTGGAGGAGGTGGTGAGTTTGTATTAACCACAGGTTCTCCATATACTTCTATAACAATCACAGGATTTGGTGAATGCTCAGGATCTTTATTTGGAATAGTTTGTTCCAGTATTTAAAACATAATTTATGAAAGAACCAAACAGAGAACGTAAGAATGAGATTAAGTATAAAGTGACACTGAATGATGAGCAGAAGGAAGCTAAAAGGATGATAAGAGAAAACCAAATAGTGGTGATAACAGGTAGAGCAGGATGTGGTAAATCTCTAGTGTCAGCTCAGACAGCCTTAGATTTTTTATTTAAAAAAGAATATGAATCCATCTATGTTACACGTGCAGCTGTGGAAGTTGGTCATTCTCTTGGGTTTCTCCCTGGTAGCCTATCTGAGAAGTTTGACCCCTACCTGGAAGCATTTCAAGAAAACCTTACTAAATGTTATGACAAAGCTAAAATTGAATCACTTGTTCAAGAAGAAAAAATTAAGTCCCTTCCAGTACAGTTTATTAGGGGAAAAACTATTGATGATGTCCTTGTGGTGGAAGAAGCACAAAATCTCACAAAACCTGAAATCCTTGCTATACTCACTAGGCTCGGGAAAAATGGTAAGATAATTATCAACGGTGATAATGAACAGAAGGATATTAAAGATCCTTACAATGGACTATCCTATATAATAGAACTTTCTAAGAAAATCCCAGAAATAAAATGGGTCAAACTCAAACATAACCACCGATCAGATCTGGTGGGTAAAATACTAGATTATGAATACAAGGGGAGCTAAGCTCTCCTTTTTTATTTATACACACTATGTGTAAAAGTTAATAATAAATATTAAATATTTAGTTTTAAATTTGGAAAGTTTAAATATTTAAAGTATATTATATTATGAAAGGAAAGAAAAACTACAGAGTGGAACTTATCGAAGAAGGTAAACTTTCACACTACAGAGTGACAACTAACCAGTATGGTGAGGAAATTAGAGTTCCTGTGATTGATGCTAGAGATGGTATAGTCGAAAGGATTATAGCATTAGGTGTAATCAAGAGATCTAATAGTAGTAAGTATATGACTTACAACGAGTACCACAGGTCACATAAAACTAAAAAGAATTTGTCAATTTAAAACCAATTAAATATGTCAGAAGAAAAACAACCAACCAAAGAAGAAATCTTAGAATTTCTTAATGAGAGTATTGAAATCTCTAAATTAAGGGCAGAGCTTCAGGACCACAACACAAGAATTGCTGTAGGTAGAGCTGAAGAGTTAAAAGCTTTAGCATTCATTGCTAATCTCACTAATCCAAAAGGAGATGAGCAAGTGACTCATACAGTTACAGAAGAAGATGTAGAATTAAATCCTCAATTAGCAGAGATGGGTATTTCTGTAGGGGATGAGGTGATGATTCCTAAAGAGCAAGCTAGAAAACTAAAAAGAAAAACTGAAGAATAAATCATGGCTGTTGTAAATCAAGTTGAGAAAAAAGCTAAGATAGATAAGTTGTCTATTGTACAATATCAGATAATGACACATTGTTTTTTGTCTGGTATTGTACTTAGTACATCAGAACTATCTTGTCTTTCTATGCTAGCTTTAGAAGGGGAGCAGGAGTTAAATTCTTTTTGTCAAAAGATGTTTAATAATTCTGTTTTTAAATCTCCCCAAACTGTAAGAAATACAATTGCTAAAGCAGAGAAAAACAGTTTAGTAGTAAAGGAAGGAAAGAGTAAGAAAAAAATTTACATCAATCCTTCTCTTAAAATACAAACTGAGGGTAACATATTTTTAAACTATAAATTTCTAGCAGTTGCGCCCACAGAAAGTTAAAGACATTATTCCAAGTTTTGCTATGGAAATGGAAAGACCTGTTGAAGAAGTTCAAGCAGTGATGTCTTTTTATTACAAAAAAGTAAGACAGGTGTTGTCAAATTTAAGTTCTCCAACAGTGCATTTAGAAAATCTTGGAAACTTTTATATAAAAGAAAAAGCTTTAGATAAGTATATTGATAAGTGTACAAGATATGTAGACGCTTTGAATAATAATATATTTAAAGAGTATGATAGCAAGGTGAGTTATAGAACCAAGCTAGATATGACTAAGAATATGAAAACTCTTTTAGAAGAAGAAAGACTAAGAAGAAAAGAAGTAATCGATAAAAGATTTAACAATGGGTAGTTTAAAACAGAATATAATTAAGATTTGGAAAGCAAAGGGTCAGATATTAGAGGGAGTTGCTAATTCTATATTTAAGAAAGAAGATGTAGAGGAGATAGCAAAAGAAAGATATGCTATATGCTTAAGTTGCCCTCTTCATATATTAGAAGGAGAGGGATGTATGGTGCCAGGCACTCATCCATGTTGTAATGAGAAGATGGGGGGATGTGGATGCTCATTAGAATTTAAAACCAGAAGTCTTTCTAGTGAATGTCCATTAGGTAAATGGAAAGCTGAGATGACAGAACATGAAGAAGGATTGTTAAAAGAAAAACTAGGAATCAATGAGTGATTTAATATTTAAACCAGAGAAACACGAATATTCTTCTAAAGAAGATATCAAGTGGACAAGTGTTACAAGTTTTATATCAAAACTTAAAAAACCTTTTGATGCTGATACAATAGCTGTAAAGTCATCAAAGAGTAAGAAGAGCAAGTGGTATGGAATGACACCTGAAGATATTAAGGCAGCATGGAAAGCTGAAGCTGATAGAGCTACAACACTAGGCACATGGTATCACAATCAAAGAGAAGCAGACATCTGTGGACTTTCTACAATAGAAAGAGAGGGAATAGAAATACCCATTTTCAAACCTATTGAGATAGATGGTATTAAATATGCACCAGATCAAAAACTTAAAGAGGGTGTCTATCCTGAACACATGGTGTATTTAAAATCTGCAGGGCTGTGTGGGCAATCTGACTTAGTAGAGATTGTAAATGGTAAGGTGAACATCACTGATTACAAAACAAACAAAGAGATTAAAACTGAAGGGTTTACTAATTGGGAAGGGGTGACACAAAAGATGGCAGCTCCTGTATCTCATTTGGATGATTGTCATTTAATGCACTATGCTTTACAGCTTAGCATGTACATGTACATGATAATTAAACACAACCCTAAGTTGTCCCCAGGAAAACTAACCATACATCATATTCTTTTTAAAGAAGCTGGTAGAGATAAGTTTGACAATCCTATAGCTGAACTAGATTCACATGGTAATCCTATTGTTTTAGATATTATTCCTTACGATCTTCCTTATTTAAAACAAGAAGTAATCACTCTAATTAACTGGTGGAAAGATAATAACCTATGACAGATAATAAAGTTTACACAATAGATGAACTCATTACAATGTATAATGAGGACACTCTCCCTAAAGATGTAAAAGTGTTTAAGTATCATTCAGCTAAAGGAGAATACTGGATGCATATTGATGAGCTTAAAAAAGAAGCTACGTTAGCAGGGTCTTATATTCATAGTAGTAAAAACAAAAAGAAAATATGATTTTACAACTAAACCCCACTATGGAAGTGCATACACCATTAGGGGATGGAGAAGCTTTATTTATTATAGACTATGGTGTAAATGTAAACACTGTTTGGGTGGTAAGATTTGAAAAAGGTGTTGTAAAACATTTTTATTCAGATGACATAAGAGTGTGGGGTAATCCTATGAACGGTAAAGGATGGGACTGTGAAAAACTAGATGATGTGATTACAAAAATACCCCCAACAGCAAAACGTAATATGGATTTTTTAAAAGAAGTAAAAAATGATTAGACTATTTGATGTACAGAATGGCAAGGTGATTCCTAGTGAACATTGCTACACCCTTAAGTTTCTTAAAGATATAATGGATGAGTATCCTATCGAATATTTGCGTATCTATGCGTATCTATTTTACATGACTTGTCCTAATCCTGATATGAATCCTTTCTTTGATATTCCTGAAGAAGATAAAGAAGAAATAATTTTAAAAGAAATAGAAGCAGATTTTAGCACTGAAGATGATACAATATATAAAGCACTTAAGACTTGTGAAAAAATGTACCAGACTCCTACATATAGGGCATACCAGGGTATTAAAATATTCTTGGATAATATGGCAAAAAGTATGGCAACAGAACAGCTTACATTTGGTAGAGATGGGTCTAGTCCTGCTCTTCTAAGAATGGCTGAGAAGTATGATCAAGTGAGACAATCATTTAAAGGAGTGTATAGAGATTTGATGGAAGAACAGCAGTCTTCTGTTCGTGGTGGTCAGAACCTAGCATACGATCAATAATTTAAAACCAATAATATGACAGTAGAACAAGTAGCACAAGTAGCCCATGAAATTAACAAAGCTTATTGTAAAGCTTTTGGTGATGACTCTCAACCTACATGGGAAGATGCCCCAGATTGGCAGAAGACATCTGCTATTCATGGTGTAGACTTTCATCTTAACAACCCAGATGCAACACCAGAACTTAGTCACGAGGTGTGGTGTAAAGAAAAAGCAGATGCTGGTTGGAAATGGGGACCAGTGAAAGATCCTGAAAAGAAAGAACATCCTTGCTTTGCTTTGTATAGTGAACTTCCACTAGAACAAAGAGTGAAAGATCATTTATTTAAACAAGTGGTAGAGAGTTTAAGACAGCACATTTATTAAATATAATCTATATGAAAAAACAAGAAGTGTATCAGGATGTAGAACCTGGTTATAAACATGAAGAAGAGTTCATGCATGATTGGGTGTTTCACTACAATCCTTATTCTGAACAATGGGCAGCTATCCCAAGAGATTTTTATAATGAATATTGGAATGATTTTAAACATCCTGAAGTGCTAAGAAGCAAACACATGAACACTCTTTTATCATTGTTATATAAAGCTAAAGGAGATAAGAATATTATAGAAGATATTGTTAGTGGAGAAATTAAATAACTATATAGAAATACCCACTTATTCTAATGGAGAATGGAGTGCCACTGAATTTTCTACAAGAGAAGATTTCAGAGACTTCCTACTTCCATTATTTAAGGAACCTGGACAATATGGGTTTAATGAGGATAGTCTCATCTTTAATGCAGAGGCTAGAAAATTTCAAAAACAAGGATTCTATTGTGCTGCTCCTATTAAGTCTAAAGACTTTATAAACTATTGGGATGATCAAAAAAATAAATGTCGTAAAGGAATTATTGTACATAGTGGTGAGCATACTTGGTATCTTACTCGTGATTATTATATGTGGCTTAATTTTCTTCCCATCTATGATAAAGAAGAAAAAAAGTTTGACTTTGCAAAAGTGAGAGATGCTCAATATCACATGGCACTATATGAAATCCTAGGTGAGCTACATTGGAAGCATGCTATTATTCTAAAGAAACGTCAGATAGCATCTTCCTATTTTCATATGGCTAAACTTATAAACCAGTATTGGTTTGAAGCAGGTGCTGTATTAAAGATAGGAGCTAGTTTAAAAGATTACATTAATGAGAAAGGTTCATGGAAGTTTCTTAATGAATATAAAAATTTCTTGAATGAACACACTGCATGGTATAGACCAGCTGAACCAGAAAAGGTGGGAGCATGGCAACAGCAGATTAAAGTGAGGGTAAATAATAGGGACACTTATAAAGGTTTAAAGTCAACAATCAACTCTTATTCTTTTGAGAAAGATCCTACAAATGGTGTCGGTGGTCCTGTAACTTACTTCTTTCATGAGGAGGCAGGTATTGCTCCTAAGATGGATGACACTTATGGATTTATGAAACCAGCCCTTAAGTCTGGTCATATTATTACAGGTCAATTTATAGCTGCTGGGTCAGTGGGTGATCTTGATCAGTGTGAACCTATGAAAGAATACATAATGAATCCTGAGGAAAATGGATTCTATGGTGTACAATCAAATCTTGTAGATAGTGATGGCACTATAGGGGTCACTGGTTTGTTTATACCAGAACAATGGTCTATGCCTCCTTATATAGATGGGTATGGTAACTCTAAAGTGGAGGAAGCTTTAGCAGCTCTTGAGATAGAGTTTGCTAGAATGAAGAAACAATTAGAACCTGCTGCATATCAGTTGACAGTATCTCAGCAACCTAGAAACATAGAAGAAGCATTTGCTACTAGAAAAGTGAGTGTTTTCCCAACACATCTTGTAACTAAACAGATGCAGAGGATATCAGAAAAAAACTATGCAGTGGAATATCTAGACCTATCTAGAAATGCTGAGGGTAAAATTGTAGCTAAAGAATCTAGAAAACTTCCTATAATGGAGTTTCCTATTTCTAAGAAAACTGAAGATAAGGAAGGTGTGATATGTATTTATGAAAGACCTTCTAAAGATCCTACATTTGGTATGTACTATGCTTCAATAGATCCTGTTGGAGAAGGTAAAACCACTACATCAGAATCACTATGCTCTATTTATGTTTATAAAAACCCAGTGGAGGTTATTATAGATGAAGGAGATGGTAAGGTGAGAAATACTATTGAGAGAGATAAACTAGTAGCATCTTGGTGTGGTAGGTTTGATGACCTTACCAAAACACACGAGAGATTAGAGATGATTATTGAATGGTATAATGCCTGGACATTAGTAGAGAACAACGTAGCTTTGTTTATACAGTATATGATATCTAAGAGAAAACAGAGATATCTGGTTCCTAAAGATATGATATTATTTTTAAAAGATATAGGAGCTAATCGTAATGTATTCCAAGAGTATGGATGGAAGAACGTAGGTACATTGTTCAAAGGTACCATCTTGAGTTATGGTATAGAGTTCCTTAAAGAAGAGCTTGACTATGAAACAGATCCTGATGGAACCATCACTAAAACAATATATGGGGTGGAAAGAATACCCGACCCTATGTTATTAAAGGAGATGCAGGCATACAGAGAAGGACTAAACGTGGATAGACTAGTAGCATTCTGCTCTTTAGTAGCTTTTGCTAAGGTGCAACAATCCAATAGAGGATTGTCCAAAAGAGTTGAGTATACTGAGAAAAAATTGGAAAATTCAGAAAAAAGTTATAAATTAAAAGTGAGCCCATTTAGACATATGGGTGGGTCTTCTACTCTAAGAAAAGAGTTCACTCTTAAGAAAAACCCATTTAAAAACATTAGATGATGTATTACATAGTATCTTCTGATAGTATTTCACTTGTATCTGGAGAAATATCATCTCCTAAAAAGAAGCTTGTTCAAGATCTTTTAAAAGATGAAATTATCAGTATGGATGAAGCTCTTCTACTTCTAGATGGTGAAAGTCCTGTAGAAGAGTATTATAATAGATGGACAACTAGCACAACAGAAGATTCTGATTACACTATAACTTATTAAAGATCATGCAAGTATATAATGCCTTAGACCTCAAAGCAGGAAAGAAGACCCAGTATAACAAGATGGGTACTCTCACCCAACCTATTCAGTTTTTACCAAAAGCTGAGAAGGATGGAGAATGGGGTGCATGGAACATGGACTGGTTAGAATGGCAGGGTATAAAACAAATCAGACGTAACTCTAGAAAACTACTAAAGAATTACAAACTAGCTAAAGGTATTATTGATCGTACAGATTATATTATAGAAGATGATAATGATTATGCTGATTTGATAGAAACTTTAACTAAAGAAGATCAATCTGCACTAGAGCTTAAGTTCTATCCTATCATTCCCAATGTAATCAATGTTCTTACAGGAGAGTTTTCAAAAAGAGCTTCTAAAATAATGTTTAGAGCTGTTGATGACATCTCTTACAATGAGATGATGGAAGAGAAGAGAGCTATGATAGAACAAACTCTTCTAGCTGATGCTGAACAAAAACTTACAATGAGGATGGTGAGCATGGGTATGGACCCTAATTCAGAAGAAGCACAGCAAGCACTTAACCCAGAAAAATTAAAGTCTCTTCCTGAAATAGAGGAGTTTTTTAAAAAAGACTACAGATCTATGATAGAAGAGTGGGCAACTCACCAACAAAAAGTAGATGAGGAAAGATTCCACATGTATGAGTTGGAGAATATGGCATTTAGAGATATGCTTATCACTGATAGAGAGTTCTGGCATTTCAAGATGAATGAGGATGACTATGAACTAGAACTATGGAATCCTCTACTTACATTCTATCATAAATCTCCAAACTCTCGTTATGTATCTCAAGGTAACTGGGTAGGTAGAATAGATATATTAACAGTAGCAGACATCATAGATAAATATGGATATCTAATGACTCAAGATCAACTTGAAGCTTTAGAAGCTATTTATCCTGTACGTTCTGCAGGTCTTCCTATTCAAGGTTTACAGAATGACGGATCTTACTATGATGCTACAAGATCCCATGCTTACAACGTAGAGGGTCCTTCATTAGCATATCGTCAGTTTCTATCAACATATGAGAACATGCCTTACAATGGTGACATTGTTCAATGGATATTATCTGAAGGTGAAGACTTTTTAGATTATGGTCCTACGCACATGCTACGTGCTACAACATGCTATTGGAAAAGTCAACGTAAAGTGGGACACCTTACAAGAGTGAGTGAAGAAGGTGAAATTATTCAAGACATTGTAGATGAAAGCTATATTGTAACTGAAAAACCTTCTTATAACACAAAGGTTACAAAAAATAAAACTAAGGACAATCTCTTAGTAGGAGAACATATAGATTGGATATGGATTAATGAAACCTGGGGTGGTATTAAGATTGGTCCTAACAGACCTTCATTCTGGGGTATGAATAATCCTGGAGGACTTGCTCCAATGTATATTAATGTAGGAAGACTTCCTTTCCAATTTAAAGGGGATCAGACTGTATATGGATGTAAATTACCTGTAGAAGGTTCTGTATTCTCAGATAGAAATACTAGGTCTGTAAGTCTTGTAGACTTAATGAAACCTTTTCAAATAGGCTATAATATTGTTAATAACCAGATAGCTGACATCTTAGTAGATGAGCTAGGTACGGTTATCATGTTAGACCAGAATGCTTTACCACGTCACTCTTTGGGAGAAGACTGGGGTAAAAATAATCTGGCTAAAGCCTATGTTGCTATGAAGAACTTCCAGATGTTACCTTTGGATACTTCTATTACAAATACAGAGAATGCTCTTAATTTCCAACACTATCAGGTGTTGAATCTAGAGCAAACTCAACGTCTTCTATCTAGGATACAATTAGCTGGGTATTTTAAAAACTCAGCATTTGAGAGTATAGGCATAAGTCCTCAGCGTATGGGTTCTGTAACAGGACAACAAACAGCTACAGGGATAGAACAAGCAGTAGTTAACTCATATGCTCAAACAGAACACTATTTTGTACAGCATAGTGATTATTTAATGCCTAGAGTTCATGAAATGCGCACTGACCTAGCTCAGTATTATCATTCTAAAAATCCTAATGTAAGACTTCAATATATAACTAGTACAGATGAGAAGGTTAACTTCCAAATGAATGGTACTAGTTTATTAGCTAGAGATATTCAAGTTTTTGCTACAACAAAGAGTAATCATAGAGCTGTACTAGATCAGCTTAAACAATTAGCTCTTACAAACAATACAGCAGGAGCATCTATTTATGACTTAGGTAATATCATTAAGTCAGATTCTATTGCTGAACTTACATCTGTATTGAAATCTGCTGAAGAGAAGACTAATGCTGCTAGACAACAAGAAGCACAACAACAAAAAGAACTACAAGATCAGCAAATTCAAGCTAGACAAGAGGAACAACAAATGAGAATGCAGTTTGAGGCTGATCAGAATGATAAAGATAGACAAGCTCAGATTATACAAGCTCAAATAAGATCTGCTGGATATGGTGCTCAAGTGGACATCAATCAGAATCAACAATCTGATTATCTTGATGCTCTAGAAAGAATAGAGAAACAGAAAGGATATCAAGAGGAGATGAGCTTTAAACGTGAGCAAGCTTTGAATGAGGTGCAACTTACTAGAGAAGAGAATAATATTAAAAATAAAGAACTTCAGACTAGACAGTCTATAGCTGATAAACAATTAGAAATAGCACGTACTAATAAAAACAAGTATGATGTTAAATCTTCTGATAAGAAGAAAAAATAATCTATAGCTGTATACTAGCAAAATTGATTTTTTTCTGATACATTTTTAATGTTTATAGAATTATATTTTGTATATTAATAATGTAGACAAAAACCAACAATATGAGTACACAAACCAATAGTGCACAGACAGTTGTGCAACAAGTAGACTTTGACATAGACTCTCTTTTTGAAGGAGCACCTGGAGCTGATAGTATAGTAACTCCTGTAGATGGAGCAGCTAACTTAAATGAAAAAAAACCAAATGTGTTTAGCACTGGTAAAGTAGATTTAAGTTTTTTAGACCCTGGTGTTGAAGAAGAAGATGAGAAAAAAGAGGATGATCAATCATCTGATAAAAAGGTTTCACATGAAACAGTCACTGAAGATGATATCAAAAATCTTATCAGCCTAGCTGATGATGAAGATGCAGATAAAAGCTCAGGAGGTAGACCAAAGATGGACAAGTCTGGATTGGTTGATACCATGAGTAAGTTGATAGATGAAGGACTACTTATTCCATTTGATGATGAGAAACCAATGGAAGAGTATTCTGTAAAAGATTGGAAGGAGCTTTTAGAAGCAAACTTTCAAGAGAAAGAAAAAGGTGTTAGACAACAAACACAAAAACAGTTATTTGAATCCTTACCATTAGAACTTCAATATGCTGCAAAGTATGTAGGAGATGGTGGTCAAGATATGAAAGGTTTATTTAAAGCACTTGCTCAAGTAGAGGAAGTGAGAGAAATGGACCCATCTGATCCTAATGATCAAGAGTATATTGTCAGACAATATATGCAAGCTAAAGGAATCAATGCATCTACAATAGATGAGGACATTGAAACCTGGAAAGATCTTGGTAAGTTGGAACAAAAAGCAAAACAGTATAAACCTGAGCTAGATCAAATGCAAGAACAGGTTGTTATGCAACAGTTAGCTGTACAGGAGCAGATGAAACAACAACAGCAAGAGGCAGCTGATGCTTATGTTGAAAATGTTTATGAAGCTCTAAAAACAGCTGATTTAAATGGTGTAAAGCTAGATAAGAAAACACAAGCTCAACTTTACACTGGATTAGTTCAACCTCAGTACCCTTCTATATCAGGTAGACCTACTAACTTATTAGGACACCTTTTAGAGAAATATCAGTTTGTAGAACCTAACTACCCACTGATTGCTGAAGCTCTTTGGTTACTTTCTGAACCTGAAGCATATAGACAGAGTCTTATGAAACAAGGTAAAAATGAAGCTGTAACTCAAACTGTTAGACAACTTAAAACAGAGCAAGCTAATAAAACAGCTAGTTCAGTTTATGAAGAAGAACAAGATACTAAAAGTCAAAGAAAAATAGCAAGACCAACAAATATTTTTAAAAGATAACTTATTAACAATTAAACAATAAAATCCTATGGCAACTCCAGTTTTAAACAATGGTATATTTCTACGTGATAC